AGTGTGACAAAGTGCAATAAAGTGTGGAATTGTGTGACCATTTGAGCATAGCCTCTCCAACCACCGGTCTTGACTCTGCAAACACTATAGATTCTACCCTAGGATCAGTCTCGTTTGAACCGTTTGAACCATTCTTCCACCATGAAATCAGCGTCGTCAACTGGATACCAGCTCGTATACAGTGGCCCCGCTGCAGGGGTTATGGTGTCATAGTGCTCTACACTAGCTTGTAGTATGTGTGTATGATGTCATATACAGTAGCGTGATCAACTCTGAGTCTACGTGCTACCATATCTATACAGTGGTCTTGTTGCCAGCTTTCTCTTACACTGAGATAGAACAGTCTATTCATACGCCGATAACGCTTGAGCTAGGTGATCTGTTAACATAGGCCCCGCTGCTGTATATACTAAAATAGCCAAAAACCATTGACACGCTGTCAAAAGTATCGTATAATATACACATGCTTAAGAAAAGAGCACTAGCTAGGAGCAGAGAAATGACATTACCAGATGAAAGATACCGTGCAGTCAAGAATACCATGGAGTTTCTCATTAGGTTAAGTGCCGGAGAATACCCACGTGTGCCCAAGGCAGTTCGTGAAGAAGCACGATCATTGCTGCGACACTATCCCAACACCTGGGACATGCAACGTGCAGCAGAGGGGGCACCAGAGATATTCCAGGAACGCATGGAAGATCTACACAGATTCGTAGCTGCGGGATCACGTCAAGCAGCGGACAACGAAGCGGAACTCTTGAGAGGATACCGAGAGTTGTAACAGTTTCGGGCCCCTAGCTCATGTTGGTTAGAGCAGTGGACTCATAATCCATTGGTGCCGAGTTCGACTCTCGGGGGGCCCACCACACAGCAGCCCTTAGCTCAGTTGGATAGAGCAACAGCCTTCTAAGCTGTAGGCCACTGGTTCGAATCCAGTAGGGCTGGCCAGATCAACAGCAGCACAGCAGCAGAGAGAGAACTAGCATGTATCAGCATCCAAACCCCATGGATCCCTTTGATGGCGTCAAACGTTGGTATCGCGGGTTATGGCCCGCGCAGCGTGTGGGAGTGTGGCTGTGCTGCGCTGTAGCTGTATACCTAGCATTCCAGTGGGTCACCATGAACCCTTAGACCGCAGCGAGATCCTGAGAAACCCAGGAACCCTAAGGGTCATAGGGTCTTTTCCCGTTTGGTTGACAACATGCTCGAATGCTGCTATAATACATTTTTAACAGGAGCACACAATGATCAAAGTCAACGCAACACTGCACACAAGCGGTGGGGGCTACTGGAGCAATACTAAAGCTGCTGTAGACATCACCCATCTGCAACTAAGCTACACAAACGATGAGCTGGACTTCGGCGAGCTGCGGGTGCGTTTTACAGCAGCAAGCTGGGATGTCAACAAGCTGGGTCTCATATACACAGATAAACAGTTTATGACAGAGCTTAAAGAGTTGTTAACTAGCATGGGCTTTGATGCTAGCGATGTCAGCTACAGCGAGCAGGGCATGCAGGGGGACACCTACGTAAGCTGCGATGTGGGGGAGCTGTTTATTAACACGTACATGCAACACGCATAACCCTAGGGCCCGTAAGGGCTTTGACATTTTGGTTGACACTTTGGTGAAAAGGTGCTATAATTATAACATGAACTTAGAAAAGCCCACCCGCAAAAAACGAGTAGACCGCACTCATATCATCTATGAGCTACGTGTCAACGGAGACAACTACATAGGAGTCACTGCCAAAACAGAGACTACTATTAATAAGTCAGTTCTTGCTCGTGCAGCCAAGCACTTCTATCGTGCCAAACGTGAGAACAAGGACTGGCTGTTGTGCAGAGCCCTTCGTGGTCTCAACGACAAGAGCGAGATCGAAGTGTTGGTTCATGAAACACTGCGCGGCAAGGCAGCTGCCCACAAGCGTGAGGTAGAACTACGTCGCGCAATTAACCCTACACTGAACACGGATGTTCGTGGGGACTGATTGACAGCGTGGCAAAACACTGCTATAATACACACATGTTAACAAGGAGCGATATGATTACAGAAGACATTAACGTTATCGAAGGCATCAAAGCCCGTTTGAATACAGGCATGCTGGAGACCATGATCTACATTGATGCTAACTCAGAAGAGTTCACCCTAGCAGAGCTTAGGGCCTACTTTAGAGTCAAAGCAGAATTCCAAAAATTGTTTGAACCAGCCTAAGGAGACCCAGCATGGCACAGGTAGAAGGCAAGACCGTCAAGGTCGGTGATTGGGTAGGCTTCAAGGCTGATGTTGAACAATGTGGGCAGATCATAGAGATCAAGAGCAGCTACATGGGACATGCTCTGGTCCTAGAGAACAAGGCAGGGTTCCACGGTGACTACATTGGTGGGCAAACAATAACCACAGAGCAGGCCAGGGATTGTTGGCTTGAAGGTTGACAGAACTGCCGTTTGGTGCTATAATAGACACTTACACTAACAAACATAGGAGCGAACTATGAAAGCATTAGAGAAGTTTATAGAGCAGAAGAATCACTGGAACTCATTCTTCAAAGGCGAGCAATACGAGATCGCCACAGCCCAGGGTCGTCAACGAGTAGCGGACATGATTGACTCTGCACTAAGTCCAGAGAACCTTACATGTGATGGTGAGCTGAGCAGAACAGAAGTCCAGCGCCGTTACAGGGAATTGATGACAGCTGCCAAGCAGTTGAAGAAGTTGGATCCGTCAGTTACATTCTACGAATACTCAGAGGAGATTGCATAATGGGCACACGATCAAGAGTAGCAGTCATGCATGGCGATGTCTGTAAAAGCGTCTACTGCCACTACGACGGCTATCTGGACTACACAGGGCGCATTCTGTTGAGCCACTATGATTCCACAGCAGCAAATGCTCTGATTGCACGTGGGGACAATTCGGGCGTCAAAGAGACCCTAGAGGAAATGAACTTCTACGAGGATCGGGAAGCTGAGGGTGAGGACGTTGAAGAGTTTGTTAACAGCACTCCCTGGGCTGTGGCACACTCATTCGAAGAGTTCCTCGATCAGGTCCAGGGTTGCTATGGTGAATACTACTATGTCATGCGGGACGGAGTATGGTATGCGGGTGCTGTATACGAAACTGAGGGCTTGATCAAGAACGGTTTGGTAGCACTCAAAGACGCAATTGCTGCGATAGAAGCAGCAGATGTGGCATAAAAACAACAGGCCACAAACAGGGGTTGACAACTCCCCTGTTTGAGTGCATAATAGAGACTATGTTAACAACACACACAGGAGCGAAATCCATGCGTATCACACTAAGCCAAGGCCAATACGGCGCCAAAAGCAATCAGATCTATCCCGGCATTGAGCTGGATATGGTTGGGGACTTTGTCACAGAAGCCAACAACGGTTGGGAAGGCTACATCAAGGCTCGTTCAGGCTACAACATCAAGGGTGGCGGTGAGACCTGTAAGGTCTGGTGCAACCAAAGTGACATTGCTACCATGGCGGCTCCTGCTGGTGTTACCATGTTGCAGGCTCTGGCTAAACCCGCTAAGGCTGGCAAGAACGATGCTACTGTTACAGACTTTAGCCAGGTCAAAGTGCCAGACTCTGCTGTCGCAGACGAAACTGATGAGCAGATCATTGAGCGCACTAGACTGCGCTTTGAGATCCTCAAGGACATGACCAAAGCAGTCAAGACTGGTGACGTTCGTGCTATGATTGTCACAGGCCCTCCAGGTGTGGGCAAGAGCTTTGGTGTTGAAGAAGTTCTAGCCAAAGATGACCTGTTCGATCTCATGGGACAGCGCAAGCCCAAGTATGAGATCGTCAAGGGTGCTATGAGTGCCATTGGCCTGTATAGCAAGCTCTACAAATACAGTGATCCCAAGAACATCATTGTGTTCGATGACTGCGACAGCATTCTTTTGGACGACGTTGCACTTAACATTCTCAAGGCCGCTTTGGACACTTCAAAGAAGCGTACCATTTCGTGGAACACTGACAGCCGTGTGCTACGCTCAGAAGGAGTGCCTGACAAGTTTGATTTCAAGGGCGGTGCTATCTTTATCACCAACTTGAAGTTTGAGAATGTTCGCTCTAAGAAACTGCAGGAGCACTTGGCGGCATTGGAGTCACGCTGTCACTTCATCGATCTGCGCATGGACACAGACCGTGAGAAGGTTCTGCGTATCAAGCAGATCGTCAAAGACGGCATGTTGGACTCCTATGAGCTTGAGGATGTTGCTAAGGACGAGATCGTGGACTTCATCCTTGAGAATCGTAGCCACATGCGAGAGCTGAGCCTGCGAACTGTTTTGAAGTGTGCAGACTTGAAGAAGAGCTTCCCTACTAACTGGCAGAACATGGCCAAGGTCACTGTTATGAAGGGCATGGCCTAATATGAGTGAGTGCCAATACATAGGGTCAGAGCAGACCAAGTGGCCCTACACTATGTGTGGACAAAAGAATCTTGAGGGCAAGAGCTATTGTGCAGATCACTATTGGGTGGTCTACAAGAAAGGAAGCTCTAACCTCAAGACCAACACCAAGGCCATTGATGCAGAGATCGCAGAGCTGAAACGGCTACAAGAACTCGAGGAGATTGAAAATGTTTGATAGTATCGTAAAGGTCACCGTGGCCATAGCACTGATCATCCTGCTATTGGCCATTGGACCCTGGTTGGTGATTTGGGCCCTGAATACTCTGTTCCCTGTGCTGGCTATCCAGTTCACATTTTGGACATGGTGTGCTGTGGTTATCTTGGGCACGTTCTTTCGAGCGAATGTGTCTGTAAAACGGAAGGATTGAGCTTGACCTTAGATCAGCGTTCTGTTATTATAATAAAACGCTGATGAAGTTCAGCTCAACAACAAAGGAAACTTAAACATGAAACGTTTCAATCCAGAAACAAAGACTTTCAAGGTCTTCAACGCACTCTACAATGGTGCAGCTCTTACAGCAGCTCAAGCTCGTAAAATGGGTGTAGGCAACCTGTCAGCAGAAGTCAGCCGCATCAAGCAGAATGGTTATGCTGTTTATGCTAACCAACGCACAGCAGGCAATGGCGTGACTGTCACAGAATACGTGATGGGCCAGCCAAGCCGTGAAATCGTTGCTCTAGGCTACAAGGCCAAGGCATTGGGCATCACTCTTTAATTAGGGTTTCAAAGACAAGCCGATTCGCTCCCGGGGCGTCTTTGGAGGGTGTTGTGTAAAAGCAACACCCTTTTTCTTTGGCCGGCACTCTCCAAAAGAGGTTGACAGATTGGATAAATGATAGTATACTAGCATCATAGTAAGAACTTAGGAGCGAGTATGCAATTCACAGCAGATCAAGTATGGGGTGCCGCGGTAGCTGCAGATCGTATCAACGGGGGCTATCTCAAAGAGCCTGTATACGCTCAAAACCTAGATGTGATCGAGAAGCAGGCCAACAAGCAGATGGTCAAAGATTGGCTCCGCAGCAACTCCTTCTCGCTGGTTACAGCTGCAGATATCGAGAGGGGTCGTGAGGTTCGCAACTACTTCAACGGCTTTCTACTCAAAGAGATCGCAGGCAAGATCAACGACTTTGAACGTCAGGCCCTGAAGATCGCCCAAAAGGATGAGTTCACAGGTCGCGATATGTTTGATTTCGCTGTGGTCTCATGCTTGCCAGCTGCTATGCTGCGCGATCAAGCCAAGAACCAACTCACAACTGAGATCAGGTTCAGCACCCAGCTTGTTGCTGCTGTTGGTGATCGCATCCAGGGAGACATCGAAGTGATCAAATGCTACTGGAACCAGAACTATGGCAAGTGGCGTGTCACGGCCCGTATGGGTGAGAGCTTTGTGGACTTTTGGGCTTCTGAGGAGTTTAAGGGCACAGTCAGCATCAAAGCCAAAGTCAAAGCCCAGCGTGGCGATAATACAACACAGTTGAATTATGTGAAAATCGTAGGTTGACAACTGAGCAGATTGGTGTTATACTTATGATACTGAGAGATTAATTGTTTTAACCGTTTTTAACTAGCGAGGTCTTATGTCAAAGCAAACTGATATTTCCGTCCGTCAAGTAGGCCCTA